GAGAATACAGGGTTGAATATAATTCAGATTTTAGTGTTTTTATTGTTTTCGGAAATAACAAGGGCTGGTCAGATACCGACAGCTGGCGCAGTGATTACTGTAACGTACCGTGTTGGCGGCGGTACTGCTGGAAATATCGTAACTAATTTTGCAAATGTTGAAACTCTTGTTCCTATCGAGGGGCAGGATTTCAGCGTTCTAGTGAATCTCGGCAATTATACCAGAGGAGAATTTGGTTATAATGGAGATACGGTAGAAGATATTAGACGCAAGCTTCCTATTTACAATAGATCCCAAAACAGGGCAGTTACAGGAGCGGATTACAAGGCTATTTGTGATCTTTTCACGACTCCCTATAACGGTGTTATGGGAAAAGCAGCTGTTGCTTTACGACACGCTGGTTGTTCTGCAAATATAATTGATGTGTATGTTCTTGTTAAAAATGGTGAAAATGGATTGCAAATTGCAAACTCTCAATTTAAAGCTGAGCTAACCGATTACTTACAAGAAAAGAAAATGCTTACAGATTTCGTTTGTATTAAAGATGGAGTAATTGTGTTAACATCGGTTCTTGTTGATGTTGTCCTTGACAAATACTACAGAACATTTGAGGAAACAATAAAAGCCAAAATTGAAACTAGTTTAAATGTTTTCTTTAACTTAGTTAATTGGGATTATGGCCAGACATTACGAGACACGGACGTAATCAAAGCCTTGGCATCTGTGCAGGAGCCTTATCGTTATGATGTAACTCTTACTACAGCAGACCCAGAAAACAGCGGCAAGCAGGTTACGACTAAAGTATTTTGAAATAATCCGTCCGGATACCATAGAGATTCAGTTCCAGTACGAGTAAAGAGGAGAAATGCTTAAAAAATATTACGAGAATCCCAAAGTAACGGATGATATTGAAATAGATTTTTACACACCAGATGCCTCTGGCTGTTTTACTAATGATCCATATAAAATAAACAATATCAAGGTTTATTTCATCCAGCGTGACACCAACGGGAACGAGAATGAACAATCTCTAGTAGATCAATTCGATATTACAAAGCAAACAGAATACTTAGAAGCCCAGCAACTTGCTTGTGCAAGTCCGACACTTGAGAACTTGGCCAATGCTGAAAAACTAAGGCAACAATTTGAAGCAACAAGTGTTTACAATAATAATTTTTATTCACAAGCGCAGGTAGTTTATACTTTTGGTACAGCAACAAATGCTGTTTGGACTGATGGCGGGGACAACAGCAATTCGCCTGTATCAAAAATTACAGTTGCCGGGTCACCGATCCAAGATAGTTATTTTAAATTTATATGGTCTCCGAATGGATCAATTCGTGAAGGAGATTATTATTTTTGCTACACATGGACTCCTAACATAGCTGGAGATTCATATTCACAATATTTGCATTTTTTCGTAGCTTCAAATATTGCAAACGAAGTTAGCAATCCGTCTCACGTTGTTGATAGCAGTAAATATAAAAATTTATTAGACATATATTTACCCGAAATGTACAAGATGTCGTATGCAAAAGAAGACAAGACTGTTGAGACCTTGGATCGTTTGAATTCCAGCATAGCCGAGGGATTTACAACAGTTGACAACTTGGCTACGCAGGTTGTTGATATAACTGATGCAAATGCTACTCAGGAACCTATTCTAGGTTACCTAGCAAACTTTTTTGGATTGTTCCTTCGATCTGAAGATGTGACATTGTGGAGAAGACAAATTAAAAAGGCAGTGCCTAATTTTAAAATCAAGGGAACACTTCAAGGATTAGAGAGTGCATTAGGAGATGCAGGCATAAATCTTGTAAAATATTCTCAGTATTATCTATGTGGAAGCGACAATGTGTGGACAGAGACTTTCACTTTTAATGGCTCATATTCTTGGACCATGGCAAAGACTTCTCTTGCAATTAACTCAACTTATTTTATATTGCAAAAACGCTCTAGCACAGGTTCATATGCATCTCAAAGTTTAGCAAATATCAGCATATCCACTGTCAGCGGTGTTAGTACTCTGCAATGGACAGGACCTCTGCTCACTATGGGAGATGTATTAAAGCTCCAATACCAAGTCAAAACTTTTTCAGGATCAGAACTTACAATTTACAATATCGTTAAAGACTTGCCACTGGCCGATTTGAGAGACGATGCTGATTTTGATTATCCTCCCAAGGATTGGAACACCAAGGTAATTTTGGAAGATGATGCAAATTTTTCAACTGTAATATCTGTTAAAAATCCTTTTGTTGATTATTTAAATTTTGGCAAGGTAAGAACTAAATTTCCTTATTCTGAAAATGTTTACAACATGGACGAATACAATGGTTCTCTAAGGGATAGTCAAAATCCTTGTGATGTCGATAAGGAATTCCTTGAACCGTGCAGAAATTTTATCAGTCCTTATTATTCGTTGGACGTAAGTATAAAAGATCTTTCAAACACAAGGCTTCAGGAATGCCAAGATATTATCAGCGAGTACACTCCATTTCATGCAATACTACACACTTTGAATTTTACAGGTGAATTTGAAGATTTTGTTTTGCCTCCGGTAGAAGAGATTGAAATATTAGTACAGAATAACGTAAATGATTTTGTGATTGCAGGAATGGCTCAGGATGTATTCAACAGAGCTATGTTTTTAGGACTGCAGGGCAACGCAGTATACAGAGTTGATTTGGCTACTCAAATTACAACTTCTTTTGCTATGCGAGAAAAAATAAACATACAGGATGATGAATCAGATTGGAGATCAAACGTATTAGGTGTCGCAGTCCCTACACCAATTCCGATTTTTTCAGGTACAGCCCAATCATATAATGAAAAAATCAATCTTTATTGTTCAAATGTGAATTTTAAAAGCTTGGGTGTCGATTCAGATCCAGCCGATACTTTGCTTGAAATTTTAAGCCCAAGTGCCAATAGCGGTGAATATACAGTCGAGGATCCAACCAATCAATTTGTGACAATACCATCTGGAGTTACAGAACCATTAAATACATCGTCATTTACATTTAATTTGTCTAATATAACTTTGGCTGACGTATCATTTACTGCCAGTCAAAAAAATGTTTGTACTATCTCCGATGCCTCTGTAGATTTTGAGGAATATAACATCAAAACGGTTTGGGATGTTGATAACGGCTATGCTGCTCAAGCATGGCAAATTCAACTACCTACTGGGACCTATAACATTGCAGATATAAGAAATAATATTATTACTTTAGTATATTCAGGTACTTTATCTTCTTCTAGTGCGACAGGAGTAACATATAGCTTAATTAGTCCAACAGAGACTGTTTTTACTAGTAATAATGGTAACTATAGTGTTGAGGTAGTCGGGAAAATTGCTATCAATCCATCTACTGGCGTTAACCATGCAAATGAAGTAATAAATGACGATGGATTCTTTTACTATGACACTACGAGCGACCAGTATCAATTTGCTGGATACGTTGATGGAGAAGACTTATCGTTTTTGATTTCAGGATGGGATGGTTCGAACGGCACTGTATCTGGAAAAACATTAAAAAGACTTGTTACTGAACAAGTTGGCAATCTCGGTTACTCAGGAATGAAAATACTAAAACCGGCTGGTTTTCCAACATTTGCCGATCATGATGTATTTACTAATCCTTCAGTAGTATCTGCTGATAATGAAAACTATAGAGAAAATTATGTTGCTTGAAATTGATGGTAAAAATTACTGTTTTGTTTCCGAATCTACCGTTGGGATGGATACCTATTTAAAAATAGACGGAGAAGCTTATTAATTTAGGTACAGGAGGTACTTCCAAGTCCTTCGATCTTTACAGATATGGGAAAAATACCGTGGAACTATTTGGGCAGACACTAAGAGATTTAAGCAGAAACGGGCAAGAACTTCTTGATCAAGTTGCATCCTACTCAAACAGCATGATGATGCAAATGGCTGCGGCTGAACCTTCTGGCATGAAAGATAAAGTAACTCAACAAGAAGGTATTACGATACAAATTCAATATGCTGATGGAAAAGAAGAAACTGGAGTAATCAAATGAATTTAACAAGTGAAAACAAAGCTGTAGGTCGTGTTGAAGCAATTATCGAATATAGTAACGGTAAAAAAACAGTAATTTTAGTTGACAATACTGTTCTTAATCTTGGAAAGATTGCGTTGGCAAAAACGCTGGCTAACGAAACGGGAGCTTATACTAATTTTTATATAAATAGAATGATCTTCGGGGACCAAGGCACAAGTGCTGGAGAACCTAAGATCGTAAGCGCAAACCGCACTGGCTTATTTGGTTCAACAATAGCAAACAAGCCTGTTGTTGCCGCAATCAATCCTGACAATACTGCCCAAGCCATATTTACTGCCACTTTGACTTATAGTGACGCAGTGGGATACGCTCTGAGTGAAATGGCTCTTGTCATGAACAATAACGAGTTGTTTAGCATGGTCACTTTTCCCGATCTTACAAAAACAGTAAATATGCAAATAGTATTCAATTGGTATGTTTCTATGGTTTAATTTCAAATAAAAAGAGTAAATATAATATGCCAGATATATCAAATATTACTGTCCCTCAATATCAACCAAATCAGCCTTATCATTATAAGTATGATAATTTGCCAATCGATGCGTTGGTTCAAAGAGACGAACTAATAAATACCGCCACCGACCAAAATACGTTGGCGATTCTTGAGTCTGTTGGCAGTGCCGGTAGTTTGGGAAATCGTTTGAATCAGTCTCTAGAGCAAAACGGATCCTTGAAAACTACGGCTGTTGATACATCCCTGCACAATATTGGTGCTCATACAGATGGCTCATATGGTGGCACAGATTATGTTCGAATGACTTTGGCAGAAAGAAGTAAACTTTCTTTAATAGCAGCAGAAGCGAAAAACATTTCTATTTCAGTAGAAACAGCATCTAACGTATTATATTTTGATAATGGCACCGTTGGCTTGGTGAACTCTCCCACAATCACATGGGCATCCGAAGGCGGTCAAAATGTACGTGCGGATGTTGCTGTGGCATTATCAAACGCTCATCAACATTATGATGGCATAATTCCAACAAGCGTTTCTTTGACACCCGACTACATCAATTATTTGACTGGGCTGGGGACCGCATTTACAGCAGGTTCATTAAAAGTTTACATAAATGGTGTGAGAATTTTTAGCAATTCAACTGTGTATGCTCCAACTTCGGATCCCCTTACAGCATGGCAGCAGAATAGTTTTACTGAAAATATAAACGGCCTAGGATTTTCCTTGTTGAACGCAATAACAATCGATGATAGTATTGTGATCGACTTCGAAATTCCTTCTGGGCTAAAAGATGCTATACCAAGAAAAACATATTGATTTTACAGTAGTTATCTTAAGCATAGACGGCGATCCCTCTAAAATCGAAAAAACATATCAGAGCACTAAATTTTTATGCGATCAATATAATTGCATAGCAGTAATACCAAAAGATAGATCCGTAAGTACTGTTAGTTGTCAAGTATACAACGGGGGTGATTGCGTCACATCACTAATTGATAATGGAATGAATAAAGTAAAGACTGAATGGGCGTTATTTGTATTTTCTGGCTCTATCATTAAGAAAAAAATTGACAAAAAATTATCTTTGTATGTTGAAACTAAAAGAGATGTGCTTTTTCCTGTTGTCAACCGTATGTGGAATTTTATTGATGGGTCTATGAACGGACTTTTGATAAGCAAAGAATTTTATGATCAAGTTGGAGAGTTTGGTTCAGGAAATACTTTGCAAAATACTAAGATATTATGGGCAGAGAGAGCTTTGGAAAAAGGAGTAAGATTCAAAGCTATTGTTAATGCTTGCAACTACTGAGGTATAAATGTCTGATGATACAATAGAGGCAAAGCTGGACCTAATTATAAATCAGCATAAAATATTGCCCAAGCATACAAATTTTCAAATAGAACATTTTATGATTGGCAAGGAATTTACTATCAGAGGGCAAGATATGGCAATGTATTCGTGAATTATCCGCAAGAAGAGATACATTAAAAAATATCAATTTAGAGCTAAGCGATGCTGAAGATAATTTGCAATTAATTAAAATAAAAATAGAAAAGCTTAAAGTTAAATCAACTTTTAGTAAAAACAGAGATCTGGAA